CCCATTACATCTTCAAATAGTTTATCAAAAATTGATTTGCTCATAAAATTATTTATATTCTTCTGCTCAATTTTTTCATTATTTTCATTAAAATTTTGTGAAGAAAATTTTTCTGTTCCTTGAAATGTTTCTTTGCCTTTTAAGTCTTTGGGGTCAGATATTGTTTTATTGAAACCAACAGAAGCTTCAGGCCCTGTAGGCTTGCCTATAAAAGGTTTCTTCTTCTCTTTTGCTGTCTTAGCTAGCTCAAAAGTGCCTTTAGGTGGAAAATTAACTTTTTCCGAATATACTTTTTCCATATCTTTCATTGTACGTGTTAGATTCATGTGTAAATATTTATATAAATGAACGAAAAGAACTCTAAACAATTTTACTTAGGTAATAAGAATCTACCTACAATAAATGCAGAGTTTGATTATGCTTCTAACCCTCAGTGGATAGCAGACATTCAAAAATGTAGAAAGAACATATTATATTTTGCAGAAAACTTTTTTTATATTGTAAATTTAGATCGAGGTAAAGAACAGATACAATTATATAACTATCAGAGAAAAATTTTACGATCTTTAAGAGATAACAGATTTTGTATTTTATTAGCTAGCAGACAAATTGGTAAATCTACACTACTCACCATATATGCCCTTTGGATAGCATGCTTTAATGAAGACCAAAATATACTGATTGTGGCTAATAAAGAAAGTACAGCTATCAATATCTTTAAACGCGTTAGACTGGCTTATGAGCAGTTACCCAACTATCTCAAACCTGGTGCTGTAGAGTATGGTAAAACATCCATGACGTTAGGAAATGGGAGTAGCATTGGCATTTCAACAACATCATCTGATGCAGGTAGAGGCTCATCTGTTAACTGCTTAATCTTAGACGAGTTAGCATTTATCGACAATCATCTAGTTGAGCAATTCTGGCGTTCCGTATACCCTATTATATCTAGCTCTAAAAAATCTAAAATCTTTATAGCTAGTACGCCTAATGGTACAGATAATTTGTTTTATGAACTTTATCAAGGTGCAATTGAAAATAAAAATGACTGGAGAGCAGAAAGAGTAGATTGGTGGGAGGTTCCAGGCCGTGATGAAGAATGGAAAGAAAAAACAATTAGATCTTTAGGCAGTGTAGAAGCTTTTGATCAAGAATTTGGTAATGTGTTTATCCAAACTGGGGAAAGCTCTGTAAATGAAAAAATGTTTGAGGAAATGAAGATTGATATTAGGGAGCCAGATTTTGTTTATGATGATGGCAAGTATCACCTCTGGGATTCATACAAACAAGATAGAATATATGTAGCTGGTGTTGATATAAGTGAAGGTGTTGGAGCTGCAGCTAGTGTTATTCAAATATTTGATATTACAAATTTAAGAAACATAGAACAAGTTGCTTGTTACCACAATAGAAATATTTCTCCTTATAATTTTACATCTAAGCTTTATGAAATTCTTCAGCACTGGGGATCACCATTAGCTATGATTGAAAGAAACAACTGTGGTGCACAAGTTGTTGATCAATTAAAAAATACACTGCATTATGAAAATATAGTATCATATGGTACAAAACAATCTACTGATAAAATAGGTGTTCAAGCACATACAAATACCAAGTATAAAGGTGTGACTAATATGCGTTACTGGTTAAATGAGTTGCGCGCTATAAAAATTCGTGATATCAACACTCTTATAGAGTTAAAAAACTTTATTCGCTACTCCAATGGTACATGGGGTGCAAGACCAGGAGCTGATAACTGGGATGACAGAGTAATGTCGTTAGTATGGGCTCTAGTAATTCTTGAAAATGAATTAGCAGAGAAATATTTTGAAGTTCAAGAATATGATGATAATAAGAAGCCATTAAAGATAAAATCACTAGACTATGGTATTAAATATTTCATAAACCCCAACAGCATATACAACAATGAAAAAAATAAAACAGATTATGTGCCATCGCCAGTTATCATTAAGGGCAATAATGAAGAACAGAACAATGATATTGATGAACTGCAGCAAGGAGGTTGGACTCTTTTAAATGGCTAATCAACAAGATTATAAACAAAGCCCTTTTAATAAATTACGTAAAGATAGGTTTCTACTTGTCTTGAATTTACCTGATTCTCTTAAAAAAATTAATTCTAAATTTATAAGAGGTGAAGATAATGTTAATTTGCCCACTATGCAATTTTCAGTTTATGGTGCTACTATACCTGAAATTGTCATACCTCAAGTTGACATAATATATGGTGGACAAAGCTATGTGCAATCAAGCTTTCACAGGCCTCTGTGGGAACCAGTCACAGTTAATTTTACTGTAGATAATAGAATGAACAATTATTGGGTATTATATTCTTGGCTAAATCTTTTAAATGATGCTGAAACAGGCTTATATGACTTTAAAAATCTTACCAACAGACCTGCTGAATTGAGAAACATAAAACCTTCTATTGATTCAATAGCCGAGTATTCAACTGACATTTCTATATTTCTTCTAGATGAATATGATAAACGCGTTGTAGAATTTTTGTTTAAAAAATCATTTCCCACGTCTTTAGGCGGAATGAATTTAAATTATCGCACTTCAGAAGAGATAGAAACCTCATTTACCTTTGCATATTCACAGTTTATTGTGAAGCTTGTAGAAAATGTTGATAATCTTTGATCTTTTTTTCAAAAACTTTATCACAAAATAAATAAATACTTTATATGGCACGTACGATTCAAAGCCCCGGCGTTCAAATTCAAGAAGTAGATCTTTCATTAAGACAAGCACCAACAGGAACAACCTCAATATTAATTCCTGGTTTTGCACCAAAAGGACCTGTTGCAGAAACTATTGCTGTAGCAAGTCTCTCAGAATTTGAACAAATTTACGGTACACCAACAAATGCCGCTGAAAGATATTTTTACCACACAGTAAAAGCAGCTTTTCAAAGCCCTTCTGATGTTATTGTTTACCGCTTACCATATGGTACAGGTTCAGGCATCACAGCAACAGACAATTATACAGCATTAGTTTATCCTGTTGCCGCATATTATCCTGGCACAAGTGCTGCAGCGTCCACAGACTATACACCACTAACAGCTGGTGCTTACAATAATACTAACCTAGCAGGTGCTAGTGCCACATATCTTTTCGGTAAACCCACACACGTAAAGCTTTCAAAAGAAGATTATCTTGATATTTTGCGTGGCACAGCATTTACTTGGAGCCCCAATAGCAGTGCATCAAATGGATTCAAATCATCATTCGGTTCTATCAGTGATTTAGGCAATGCAGGTCTTATTATTTTAAATAAGTCTCAATCTTCCATCAATAGCCGCTATGAAGGTTATTATGTTGGTGTTATTGACAACACTAACCTCAACCCTGCAACACCTTTTGATGATGTCAACAGAATACTTTCAATCAATACAGAAGCCAATATAATTTCTGGTGGTGATTATGTAACATTGCCTGATGCAAGATTAGCATTTCCTCTCTCTGCTGGACAAACAGGTGTTGGTTCTAGTGTATCTGAAGCATTAGAAAACATACCATCCTTTGACATTTACAGCAATCAATTTGATGATACTGCAGTATTTGGTATCTTTAAGTTACGCCAGTCTGTATTTTCACCAGATACAATTGCTTTGGATTATGTTCTAGAAGAAAGCTATCTAGGATCATTTGATACATACCGTCAAATAAATGATACTAATGGTGGACCTGCTAAGAGCTTCTTCATTGAAGCACTAGACAACAATTCTTCACAAATCACCACACTAATCAATCCATTTATTTCTAATAAGCTTGGTAATAGCTGGCTAAATGATGCCGGTATACCTACTAAGAAAGTACGTTTCCTTGGCTCACATCTAGCCACTTCACTACCTGGTGAAACAGCTGATGGATATGCAACACGTGTTGGAGCTCCAAGTGCTGCTGTATTAGCATTTAATACTACTATTGGCACAACTGATGCTCTAGTTGCTCTAGGTGATTATACATCACAAGATATAGACACCAAAGTAATTGGCAATGTGCCTTCCAAGCTTAACTCACTATTTGATAAAGTTGAAAACTCTGACATTTATGCATTCAATATTTCAGTTGAAGCAGGCCTTGGAACCATTTATGTCAATTCCTTTAATCCTGCAACCAGCGGATATTTTGATGATACTGTAGGTTACTCCTCAATTCTAGCTGGATTAACTTCACAAAATGCTGGTGCAACTTCTGATGTAATTAATCATTACAATGCAGTTTCACAAGAGTTTGTATCTTTTGCAGAAACTAAGAGAAAAGACTTGATCTATATTGCAGATCCTCTCACAAACATATTTGTTGAAGGTCAGAATATCAAGACACTTGATGATCCCACCAAGACATTCTCTACTGACATCTACTGGGCATTGAGAAATCAATTTGCAGCAATCAATTCTAGCTATGTTTGTGCTTATGCAAATTGTGTTAAGGTATCTGATATAGCTTCTGCTCAAGAAGTTTGGGTTCCTTTCTCAGGATTTGCAGCTGCTCTAATGGGCAATACAGATAGCAATTATCAGCCTTGGTATGCTCCTGCTGGTTTCACAAGAGGTGTTGTAACTGGTGTTACAGATCTCGGATTGTTCCCCAAGCAAAAGCAACGCGACCAGCTTTACAAGATTAACATGAATCCTGTTGCATTCTTCCCAGGTGAAGGCTTTGTAGTATATGGTCAGAAGACCTTGCAAAAGAAGCCAAGCGCCTTTGATAGAATTAATGTACGTAGATTATTCTTGAGCCTGGAGACAGCCACAAAGAACACTGTTAAATACTTTGTGTTTGAGCCTAATACACTCTTCACAAGAACACAAGTAATTAATACACTAACACCTATTTTTGATAATGCTAAAAATACACAGGGTATATATGACTACCTAATCATTTGTGACGAAAGAAACAATACACCCGATGTAATTGATAACAACACACTTGTAATTGACATCTATGTCAAGCCTACAAGATCAGCAGAATTTATTCTAGCTAACTTCTATGCCACACGCACAGGTGTGAGCTTCCAGGAGATAGTCTCATAAACATGAAGGGGAATAAATAATTTTATGGCTGATGTAAATCAATTAATTACTGACTTTTATAGAGTAGCGCAAAATAGAGAATTTGCTCGCGATTATAACTTCCGTGTACTATCCATTAATACTGGTGGTGCTTCAAGCGTAGAGTTTGATCAGGATGATTTAGTGTATGTAAAGACTGCTACTCTGCCTGAGCGTGCAATTAGCAATGTTACAGTTCCTTACATGGGATTAAATTTTAATATACCTGGAAATGCTACATATCCTGGTTCTGATGCTTGGCCTTTGACTTTCTACGCAGATTCACAGTCCAAAATTCGTCAAAAATTTGAACAGTGGTCACAGGACATTTTTAATGATGCAAATTCCACAGGAAATTATTTTGCTCCCAAGCAGACAGCCATTATTGATCTTGTTCAGCTTGATAATCAGATGAACAAAACAGCTCAATATCAATTGGTTGGTGTTTCAGTAAGAAGCGTTGGTCCTCTACAGTATAACATATCTGAAGGTACAGGTAATACAATTGAATTTACTTCTACCATCTCATTTCACTACTGGAGAAAACTAAGTTAATTAAATAATTAGGTGAATAATCCGTTCACCTCAGCACTCCAAGGTCTCCAAGAAAACTTTACAGGTCTCTTTAAAGGTACAAATCCTTCTTTTGCACCTCAAATATCTGAGTTATTTGGATTTAACATACCTGGTGTACCGTTAATAAGTCCAAGGGACTATTTTTTATTTCAAATGGAATCGTGGTTTACCTCGATTCCCATGTCAACACAATGGATTATTGTTATAGATAACTATCCTGTTGCGCTTAGATCAGATATTATACAAGGATTAGAAATTGTAGATGGAAGCAAAAAAGGCTGGGATATTTCTACCTCTGTTTCTATTTTAAAAAGTTTTCCTTTGCAAAGAATAATTGGATGTTTATTTGCTAATTCAATATCAATACCTGCAGAACAATACAACATAGATTCAGCTTCTGTACCAAACAATAGAGGCTTTCTACCAGGAATTTTAGGAAGTAATAGACAAACTGAACCGCACTCATTAACCATAGAATTTAGAGACACAAACACATCATTTATTGATCATGTAATAAGACCTTGGGTAATTCTGGGGTCACATTTTGGCATGGTTTCCAGACCAGCTGATGTAAATGGAACTAGAGACTTTAAAAATATGAAATGCAACATGACGTTGCTTCAATATGGACGCACTTTAAATAGTATATCCATGATACCTCGTAAAGTTTGGACGTTTTATAATTGTATGCCCTATAATATAGGTGAGCAGAGCTTTAATTACGAGACAGAAACAGTTAATAATTTTGCAACCCGATGGACTTACTCTAATTATACTATTGAGAACAGTCTATATCTACCTGTTCAAGATATAGTAAACAGAGTTTCAAATGGCGATATACCCAGAATTACATCGTTTCAAAATGGTATTGGTAGTATTAATCCTCTAGGTTTCTTATAATGGATTTTTTCCTAAGCTACACCACAATTTTAAGTAAAAAAAAGGTGTTTATAAAAGAACTTACCTTTAAACAACTCAGAACTCTTAATAAATTTATACAGAATAAAGATGATGAAGCAATTAATTTATGTTTTGAAAACATTTTAAAAGAAAATATTAAAAATTTTGATGCTACTAATATATTAACAAATTATGATAAATTTTGCTTGCTGTTTTTATTGCGCTTAGCTTCTGTTTCTCCTGAAATTGAACTCAAGCAACAAAACTTAGTAACAAAAGTTAACTTACTGCCTGTTTACAATTCTTTTTTTAATGTTAAACTTGATAGCAATTACGAAATTGATACAGATACTTTTAATATTAAATTGTCGTTACCTAAATCATTACTATTTAATAATATTTTTGATATACTACTAAACAGTATTGATGAGGTTATTATCAAAACATCTACTGAAAATAAAATAATTGATTTTAATGCATTTACAGTAGAAGAAAAACGCACAGTTTTTGAGAAATTGCCTGCTGATGTAATAAACGATATCAACAAAACCAAACAACACATTGAAAATTCATTTAATAATATTGTTCTATCCATTGATGATAACAATAAAATACGTATCAACCCATTCAACTTGTCATTATTTGAAACTTTGAAGTTACTTCTTACTGTTGACCTAAAGAATCTTTACGATATTCAATACGCACTAGTAAACAAATTAAATTTTGATGCTTTTTATGCGGATAACAACACACTAACAGAAAATATCATTTTAATTAATAACTTTACAGAAGAGATGACTAAAAAAACACAAGAAACACGCAAAGCCATGGATAACTCCAAAAAACCTATAAGTAGTTAAGTGAATAATTTTAGCGACATACTCAACTCTTTAAATGAAGTCACAAGACAGTATGAAATATTCATACCATCATTAAACGTTAAAACTAAATTCACAGGATTTACTGCAAAACAACAAAAAGAAGCAATTCAAAGTGCTTTAGAAAAAGAAAATGCAGGTATTGGTTTTTCCATACTCACAACAGAGTATATTCAAACTAATTTAATAGAAAAAAATTTGAATTTACTTGCTAGCGATAAAAATTATATATTAACTTGCTTAAGAGCACAATCTTTATCAAAGAATTATAGAACACTTGGCTCTGAATCTTTTGACATTACACCCATTCTTTCAAATAATATTGCTTTACCTAATGAATTAAAATCCACACAATTAGAAGACAGTGATATAACTGTTAACATTGAGATACCCACCTTAATAAAAGATAAAAATATAAATTTTGAGTCAAAAAAAATTATTTTAAATGATCAAGCTAATTATCTCGGTAGTTTGTATTTAAATGAAATTATAAAATATATAAAAACAGTTAAAACACCCAAAGCCACTATTAATTTTGATGAATTGACGTTTAATCAAAAACTTCAAGTAGCAGAAAAACTGCCTATTGTTATATCTTCCAAAGTAGTAGATCATATTAACAAGTTAAAAGATTTTGATAGAACATTGTTTACAGTTAACAACAAATACTATAATATAAGCATTGATCCAACACTTTTCACACTCTAATTTATAATATTCATTAAATATTTTAAATGACTGAGTCAGAAAGTTTAATAACTGATAATATCGCTACTTTAGATCAAAAAGTAAGCAGTATTCTTAATTTTCTTAGCACTTCTCAATCAAAAGCTAGTGATAATAATACAAAACAGTTTTCATCTTTATTTCAAGAGAATATGGACGATGAAAAACGCGAAAAAAGTAGCTATAGTAGATTAAGACGTAAACAAAGAATTTATCAAGCTGTTCCAATCAATATAGACAGTCTTAGTGAAGAGTCATTAAACAAACTAAAAGGTATATTTCAATCCGCTTTACCTAAAACCATGCAAGTGCAGGCAAAAGCAGTTAAAAAAGAAGCTTCTTTTGGATGGGTACCTGATTTATTGAAAGTGTTAGGAACTCTAGCAACTGGATTGGGTGTATTTGAATTGTTAAAAGATTTAATTGCAGGTGGAGAAAAAGGCAAAATAATAGAAGCTGTAAAAGATGCTGCACAGGCTGCAGAAAAAGCAGGTGAAGCTGCTGCAAAAGCATCAGAAAATGTAGCAGAAATAGTACCAAAAAAACCTGTAACTAGAGTAACAGACCCTCTAACTGAAGCTCTTCGGAATGGTGAGCCTATTGAAGTAACTATAGAGAACCTAGTTATAAGAGGTGCAACAACAGATCCTAAAGCTTTAGGCTTTAAAGAAGCATTTGATGAAGCTATAAATGGAAAAAAAATAAATGTAGATGAAATGTTAGGAAGCATGAAAGAGCTTGACTATGCAAAGAAAATTGAAGTACTAGCAAAAAGTGAAGATGAATTTTTAAGTAAAAGCATAACAGAACTCGATGGCATAATAGAAAATATTGATAAACCTGATAGCATGTATAAGCAGCTAACTGCTACATTGAAAGATTTAAAAGAACGTGGTTATAGACCAGAAGATATTAAAGAGTTAGTAAAAGTAAAGACATCCATTATAGAAGATATTATACAAGCAACCAAAGAATTACCTGAGTACCTAAAGAGCAGCGGTAAAGAAATTATTAGAGACATGGTTGGCCCTGTTGGAATGGAAGAAGGCGTAAAGTTTGAAGAGCAATGGTCTAAAGCAACAGCTTGGTTAAAAGAAAACACTCTAGGCAGGGTAGAAAATTTAAAAGGAGTCCTGCAAGAAAGCAAAGGCGCTAGAAATATTGCAGGCACAGCATCTAAAGCAATTCCTATTATAGAAGGAGCTATGCATTCATTAGCACAATTAGGAATTTCATATGAAACTTACAAAGCAAATCAAAGACAAGAAGAAAAGGGTGAAATTACTGCAAAAAACAAATATGAAAAAGGCATGGAAGCTTTGGGTGAAGGTGTT